ATGACAAGTTATTAATATAAAATACATTTTTTAACAAAAATTTAAGATAAAAAAAAAGCTACCTTTTATTAGATAGCTTTTGAGTTATAATTTTTCTATAGACTTCATTAACGGATTCTTTATTGTTTCCACGTTTCCAAAGGAAATCCATTATCCTATTTATTCTTTGCAGTGGTGATTGTTTACTCTTTGTCATTTAATTTTTCTTTTAGTTTCTGAACGTAAAGTGTTGCATCCATTAATTCCTCTTGAAGATGTTGTAGCCATTCTAAAGCGTTTAAATCTTCTCTATCAAGTGTAACACCATATTTATTTATTCCTGCTTCTGAACGCTGTTTAAATTGTTCTATAACTGATTTTACTATTGTGTCTTTCATTTAAAATAATTTTAATTTACTTTCTTCAATTCTTTTATTTGTTAATTTAATAGAATCATTATCTAAATCAATTCCTATAAAATTACGTTTTAATTTTAAAGCTGCTAAAGCTGTTTGACCTGTACCTACAAAACAATCTAAAACAGTATCATTTTCATTTGAACTTAATGTAATACAAGTTTCAGGTATTTCACTTGGAAAACCACTATGCCCAAATTTTGATTTAGTTTCCTTTCTTCCAAAATCAATTTGAGATTTAGAACCACTATTAAATGGAATTTCCCAAATATTACCAACATTTTTAGTTTTAAAAATATGTGGATTTAAATTATAAGAATCTATTTTATTTAAATTAATATTATTTGATGAGTGTCTAAACATAAAAATATATTCACATTGGTTTGTTAATTGTCTTGTTGTATTTGCAGGTTGTTGATTATATCTATACCATATAATTGTATCGTGTAATTTATACATTAATTCTTCAGTAGCTATTTGCATTAATTCAAATGCTCTAATTGTTATTTCACTATCATTAATAACATTTAAATAAAAAGTTCCATTTGGCTTTAAAACTCTTTTTATTTCTTTCATCCATAATTTACTCCATCTTAAATATTGAGAATAAGAATTAAAATATGCTTCATATCCAAAACCTTTCCAATATGGTGGACTTGTAATTACTAAATCAACACTATTATCTTTTAGTTTTTTAAGTTCATTAATAACTTCGCCATTTTTTAATTGTATATTCATTTGTTTGCTTGTTTAATTAAATAATACCAAAGCCAAATTAATTTCGACCTTATAAATTCATAAAATACTATTATTAATATATATTTCATTTGTTAAATCTTTTTGAGTGTAATGTATATAATTCCATTGTTTTTTTTAAAGCATCGTATTCTGTAAATTCAACATCAATATTATTTTCTTTGTAATTGTGAACTTCTAACCTGTTTGATATTTGAAATTTAACTACTTTATATTTCTTTGTATATTGTATTGGCTGTATTACGTATGCTAAATCATTTCTATTGCAAATATACATTGATTGTATTTCTGATTCTGTAGGTGAATAACTTGTTTCTTGCTTTTTAGCCATTTAATCTTAAAAATTCAGTTTCTCCATACTCTTTAAACCATTCTTTGTTTTCTTTATATTTATCAATTACTGCATTTATAAAAACTAATTCATCTATTGAACTTGTTTGCAACTTCTTAATAATTGTTTCAATACTATTTAAAATATTAGTTGTAGTTTCAGGGTCGGTATTATAAATTATTTTATATTCGTTTCTAACTACTTCTTCTAAATCTTTATTTAAGCTATTTATCTTGTGTTTTATTTGCTGTTTGTATTGTGTTGTAAAAAATAAACTTTTGTTTGCTTCTAAAAGTAATTGACTTAATAAAACGCTTTTTAAATATTCTTGTTGTATTATATTGTTTTCCATTGTTTTTTTAATAATTTTTTATTATATTTTAATTGTTGTTTCCATAATTCTAACTGCAAAATTATATTTAAATAAATATTAATTTCTTGTAATTTTTCTTTTTTTTCAATTATAAATATATCTGAATTTTTATATATTTCATCATATTCTTTAATTTTATTATTTACAGTTCTTTCTAAAAATTGTAATTCAGTTTCCATTATATTAAATTTGTTAATAGTATATTTATTTGATTCAATACCTTTTGCTTTTCATATAATTTACCATTTTCATAGTATATTAAAAAATGTGGTACTTTAAATTTTTCTTTGTAGTTTGTTCTTTGCCTTTCGTGATTTAATTTAGCTTGGTTTTGATAGGGAGTATTCATATACATATAAGTTATTGGTTTAATCTGTAAACCTAAAAATAATTTATCATTTGAATATGCTTCCCAATCAGTAAAATAGTTTTCATCTAAATTATAATCAGCTTTTTTAAAATCAATGTTTGGGAACTCCTGTTTTAATTCTTCTATTAAATTTATTTCGTTTAACATACCATTCCAAGTTTGCCCGAGTACTCTAAATTTTACATAGTCATAACAAACAGCTTCACTTAAATTAGTTAATTCAATTAGTTTATTTGTTACTTCTTTTAAAATAGTAATTCCCATTACTGATTCATAGAATCTATACCATTCTGCAGGTTTTAATTCTATTGTTGATTTGTAGTAATCATCAAATATTTTAGCACATTTACCAACAGATGAACTTCTAAATAAATAAGATATTTTTTTATCTTTATTAAGTTTAGAAAATTCATCTTTACTTAATGATACTTCAAACCTATATTTATTGTGCATCTACTTTATATTCGTTGTAAACTTTTCTTAATTCTTGAATTTTACCTGCCCAACAAGAACCACAAGAACTTAACTGTAACCTATAATTAAATACATTGTAATAAATTTCAGCTATTGTATTTTGTTCTTCTATTGTTAATGTATTTTTTTTAGGGTCTATTAATTCAGTTAAAGCATTATAATCTTTTTCGGTTAAACAATTAATGTTCCTGTTATAAGAAAATAACTGATTTAACTTTTCTTTACGTTCATCGCATCCACAATCTAAACCTGTTGCTTTGCTAAACATTTCTACTGCTTTTTTAATTCCTGTTGCTTCGGTAATTTGTTCTATTGTATCACCTAAACCTTGTGCTTTCTTTTTAGCCATTTTAATTTAATTTAGTTATTAATAATTTTATTACTTTTTTTAATATTATCTATTGCCCATAAAGGTTGAAAATTAGTATAGTGATTTAGTTTTATTAATTCATCTTCATCTTTTGCAAGTGATATAGGGTATATGTGGTCTAAATGCCATTCGCCTATATTATTCCAATTCATACCTTCAGTAAATTTATTTTGTAAATGTTCTTTAAACTCTTCAAAAGTACATCCTAATATTTGAAAAGTTTTAGAATTTTTAGAATACCCATTTCTTCTAAAAGATTGTTTAATTAAAGTTCTTGTGTTATTAGTTAATTTAAATAAAGAATCTACTTTTACTTTATTATTTCGCCATTCATTTCTGTACTTTTCAATCTTTTCTTTATTTTTTAAATAATGTTCTCTTTTATAGTTAGCAATCTTTTCTTTATTTTCTTCAAAATATTTTTTAGCTGTTTCAGCTATTTTTTCTTTATTTTTTAACCTATATTCTTTTTGATAAATTTGTTCTTTTGTCATAATTAATATTGTGTATTATAATCATTAGTTTTGTATTCATCATATTGTTTTTGAAACTTATTTCTTAATATTTCTTTATAGTTTTTAATGCTATGAAAAATACTAATTAAACTTATTGTAGTTTCTTTTGAAATATCACGCATTGATAAATCATTATCACGATACAATTTAAATAATTTCTTATCATACCACCCCCAATTATCTATTTCTTCATCAATCATTAAACATATATCATTGTAGGCGTTTTGTTCTTCTATGTTTGAATCATCAAATAATTCCCAACATCCATCAAAAGGCACTTTATTTACAAGTTTCTTTTTATTGTAGTATTGGTAGTATAAAGAACGTAATGTAAAAAACATATATCCTTTACGTACATTTCCTTTATCATCTATTAACTTTTCTGCATTTGCATACTTCATTAAAGCAATATAAGATTCTTGTACTATATCTTCTGCATAGTCATATTCACCAAGTTTTTGAATAGTTTTAACCCATTCTTTGTGGTGCTTTGCTACTTGTTCAAGCCATTTGAAGTTGTCCATAAAAAGTTAAATGATATAAATAATATTACTATTTGAATTGTATGGTCTGTTTCAATATCATATACATCATCATTATATAAAGCACCAAACATTACTCCTTTAATTGGCGTTATAATAACATCGCATTCAAAAAAACTTGTTGCTAAAAATACTAATGCTAAAATAATTACTAATGCTACTGTAAATAATTCCATACTATAAACTTTTAATTGTTAAAAATGCTTCTTTTTTTTCTGTTGTTACTTCTTTAATTTTAAAATTTACATTAATGTTAGTTAATTCTGAATCTTGATTTTTTAACAGGTTCATTATATTTTCTATTTCTAACCAATTATATTTTGAATCCATTTCAACTAATTGCTGTAAATATATTAACTTTTCTGTTAAATCTTTAAAATAACTTATTAACATTTTATTATCTGAATTTAATACTAACATTCTTGTAGCAGAAGTATGTAAATCTTCTAAATGTGTTTTGATTGTTGTTTCCATTAAAATATATCTTTTAGTGGGTCGTAAAAAGCACCTTCAACTTGTGGCAAACCAAAACTATTAACTTTAAATGAAAAATTATCAAATGGTGCGTTACGTGAACGTTTGCAAGATACTGTTACTAAACCCTTGTTTACTGTATTTAATTCTAATTGTATTTGTGTTTCTGCTTTCTTTTCTAAAAATGAACCTAAATGACCTGTAGGTTTATCTGAACCAAAATTTGAGTGAATAACAGTAACTATATGGCAATTTAATTCTTTAGACCATTTCATTAACTTTTGTACTACAGCGTTTGATTCTTCAATGTTGTTTACATCGCTACATAAATCAGCAATACCATCTATAATAACTAAACCTATTTCTTTACCTTCCAATTTGTCGTAAAGATAATATTCTATAAAATCAACTCGTTCTTTAAATGATAATTGTCTTAATGCTAATGTATGGTATTTATCAGTTTTTAAAGCTGTCATATCTAAAGGGCGTTTAAATACCATTTGTGCGTGAAAATTACCTTGTTCTGTATCAAAATGTATTATATGCTTGTTTTCCCTATTTGCTTTTAATTCGCCACAAAATGATTCTAAATTTTCTGCTAAATATATTGCCGAAAGTAAACTAACAAAAAATGTTTTCTTTGATTTTGGCGGTGCTTGTACAAAGCTAAAATTTCCATAAGTTCCTAATGGTACAGGATATTCTTTTGAACCATCTTTTGTATCATAACTTTTTGTACCAAATGATATTGCAGGTTTAGGGTATTCTATTTTTTCCAATGGATTTATTAAGCAATCTTCTTCAAACATTTGCATTAATAATCTTTGTGCTTCTTTATCCATATTATTATTTTCTTGTTTTAAAAAAAGGGTAGCTTTTACACTACCCAATTAAATTTAGAAAGGCAAATCATCACCTACTACTTCTTTAGTAGAAACGCCTTCTTTTTTCTCTGCTAATTGAATTGTACCATTAGTCCAAATCACGTTACCATTACCCAAATATGATTTAGGTTTTTTAGCTTCACGTTCTTCTTTAGTTTGTGAATCTGTTAAAGAAACATTTTGCCCCCATTGGTTAGATTCATCGTTTACAGAAACAGTAAAGTTGTAATAAACAGCACCATCTTTACCTTGAACAAATTTTTCTTTTGGTAATTTGTCAACTCTTAAACTTACATTAATTAATGCACTCATATTATTTATTTTTAAAATTTGCCTACTCTATATAGTTTTCAGCTTCCCTATTTTACTTTTAATAATTCATCTTTGACTACTTTAGTCATTTTATATTTTGATTCAATAGTTGCAATATTACCACCATTTTTTAAATATTCAATAGCTTTATTAAATTCAGGCGTATTTTTATTTAACCATTTTAAATCATCTGTTGCAGGTTCTTTATCGTGCTTATTAATTGCATCTGAATCTTGTGTATCATCAATTAAAAGTAAATTACCTAATGCGTATTTTTTTGCGTAACTTGATGCAGAACCAAACTTTTGAGGCATTTGCATTCCTTTTTGTTCTAAATCAATACCTACTATAGCTGTAGCAGAAATAGAATCTAAATCATCGTTAATAGAAGCTGTAGAACGTAACATTGGGAATTGTAAAAATTGTGATTCTTCTATTTGTTCCGTAATTGTAAAATTCACTTTGTATTTTTCGTTAAATGGTTTTAGTGCTTCTAATATATCTTCTGCACTTCTAAAATTGTATTTTCCAAAGCTGTTAAACTTTGACTTACTTGCTTTAAATTCTTTTTGAATTAAAGATAATTTTTTATTTAATGTTAATTCCATTTTTAATTGTTTTTTGAATTGTAAATTTCTTGTTTAACTATTGTTTTGTATTCATCAGGACATTCTAAATCTGCTAATTCAAATATATAAGTTTCTAATATTTGTATTTGGCTTTCCAATCTGCAAATTTGTTCCTGCATCGCTTCCATTCTAAACCTGTTGTAGTCTAATAAATCTTTCATCTTAAATAAAGTTTGATATTAATAATTGCATAGTAAATAAACCTGCCCATAAAAGTAAAGCTAATCCGAAATTTTTTAATGTTTGTTTCATAATGTTTGTTTTAATTGTTATTGTTTCTTTAATGTTAATTTGTAAATTGGAAGTTTATACTTGTTTGTAAGTTTATGAATAGTTTCAGCTCTACTATTGTAGAATTGTATTTCTGTTTCTAATCTTTTTACAAGTTTCTCAATTTCTTTTTCTGACTTGCAACAATCTTGCATATCCCAATTAATTTGTTGCTCATCAGTTGTTTCAATAAATGTAAGTTTCATAATTTGTTTTTTTTGTTTGTTAATTATAGGGCAAATATATAAATACATTTTGAATAAAAAACTACAATCTAAAACTTTAACAAAATTTTAACAAATAAAAAACCCTGCACTATTAATACAGGGTCTTTAGAAACAAAGAAAAACAAGAAACTTTACAAAGTGTTTACTTTTTCGGTATAATAATCTATTAACTCAATCAAATCTATATCGGCAAATTTAACTATTTGTTTTGATTTAATTTGTAATTCTTCTGATAAGTTATTACCAAGATATTGACTAAATTTATATTGTTCACCTGAACGTGATATATTGCATCCATAACATTGAACTCCTACATTACGTTCATCCCATCGTGTTGAATAATGTGAACGTGATTGAAAGTGTCCGCATTGAAGTTTTTTATAATGGTCTTTTTTACCACAAGTAACACAAGTAGCTATTTCATTAATAGCATCTTTACGCCTAATATATTGACTAAAGATAGTATCTAATTTTGTTACTAATGATTTTCTTGTTGGTTTTTTCATTTGTCAAATGTAAATACAAGATATAAACAATCTTGTTAAAAAGTAAATTTAAGATATTGCAATATTGTCAAAAATAACCTGTAACTTTGCAAAATACTTTTTTAAAATATATCAAAAAAAACAAAATAAGTATAAAAAAAATAAACAAAAAAAGTTTAAAATATAAAACAAAAAAAGCAAACTATAATAGGGATAGCTATGCTTTTATCTTCCTTGACCTTTATATATTTTTTTATAGTTCTTTGAAGATTTTAATTTAGAACTTTTACTTTTGCTATGAATATTTGGTCTTGAAATATGTTTATCTTCTTTTACAAGAACAATTGTTTGCTTCGCCATATTAAATATAAAATTATTATTCCTAAAATAAACCACAAATAAATAAAATAATTAGCTTTTTTATCTATTTGCTTTTCTTTAATGTTTTCTTTACTTGATGTTTTTATCTTACTATCAGTTTTAATGCGTTTTAAAGTGTTTTCTGATACTTTTATCTTATTGTTATATAAAGTATTAGTTTTAGTTTTTTTGTAGCTTAAAACAACGTTTTTATATGTTTTACCTTCTACAATAAATTCTTTACAACTGTCTAAAGGTTTAATAGTAATTTCATCAAAGTAAACAATTTTGTTTATATTTGTTTCTGAAACAGAATCTTTAACTTTATTTTCAGTTAAATCTATTTTTGTTTCTACTAAACTATCTTTTTTAATTTCTACTTTTTTAACATCTACTTTACGTGAAGCACAAGAAAATAAAAATGCACTACATATGATATATAATATATATTTCATTAAGATATAATTAAAGTTATTTGTTTTGCTTTTTGCATTTTAGCAAATAAAGAATCAAATGCTTTACGTGATTGACCTATAAAATCTTTTGAGCGAGTTCTACCTACTAAAATACATCCTTCTGTATTATGATTAGTGTTACCTGAGTGTATGCGTACACCTTCAAAATTAGGTACATTTAACAATAAAGGTAATAATCTTTTAAATCTATTAGACTGATTAATTATAACTTTATAAGTACCCTTTGGAATTGCAGTTTCATTTTTAATTTTTACATCACGTTCTTTATCTTCTAACGTATAGCATTCCCAAACACCATCAATTAATAATTCGCCAATAGTAGAATTTTCTGTTTTATGTAATCTTTTAACTTCTATCTTCATTATTTTTGTTTTTTTCCATTAAATACCATCTTCTTGCTGTGTAACCTGTTGCTATTATAAATGCTACTACTTTCATAACTACATCAACATCAGCAAATGTAAAAACGAAATAACTACCTGTTATTAATGATTGCCTCAAATCTAAAATATATTGTTTCATTTTCTTAATCTTTCAACTATATTAGTTATTCCTTCAATACCGATATAGGCAGTTGCAATAACTACCCAATCGGATGAAGTTAAACTATGATTAAACAAACCAAAACAAGCAATTACGAAAACTGATAATTTTCTGCTAATTAACTTGTTTAATATAGAATCAAATTGTTGCCTACTCATTTTTTAATTTTTGTATTTGTTCGTAAATTTCTAATAATTCTTTTTCTTTTTGTGTAATTAAATCTTTTGTAGCAGTTTCTTCTACTTCTATATATTGAACTTTTACAAGTCCATTTTCATCGTAAATTTCGTTTCTTATTTGTGCCATAATTATTTTATTAAGTTGCTCTAAATACTATATAAGGAATACCACCACCATTTAAATTTCCTGTTGTTGGAGTTGTTAATATTGAAGGTAATGATGCAAAAGAACTACTAATAAACCAAGATTGATATGTTTGAGTAGAATTAGAGTGTGCTATTATTGGTGCTACATAAAAACTTGAAGCATTTAAAATTCTAATTCCAACAGAACCATTTGAAACCATTGAAATCCAATAAGTAGTTCCTGCATTAAAAGTAAAAGAAAAACCTGTAATTGTTTTAATTCCTGTTGTATCTGTTGATGCAGTTGCGGATTCAAATAATTTTGTATGTGGCACTCCATTCAAATCACTATATATTACAACTTTTATTAAACCACCTATTAATAATGTTGTAACCTGCATTACTAATTCACTTACTGTTAAATTATAAGCAGGAGTAAAAGCACTCAAAGTTAATACTCCATTAGTCATTATTGTAACATTTGTATTTAAATAAAGACCTGTTCCATAATAAAAACCTGAACGAGGTTTATTTAATACGTGAGTAGCTAAAATATTTCCACTTCCACCGCCACCACTAATAGTTAAATCGCCACTTCCTAAAACAGAGTTTCCATTTATAGTTTTTATATTTGTTGCACTTACTAATGTAGGTTGAACACTAATATTACCACTACCTAATATTGAAGTAGAATTAATTGTTTTTATACTTGAACCACTAACTAATGCATCTTGTTTTTCAGCATAAATATCATCAATATTTTCATTTACTTTAGCAAAAGCATTTTTTAAAGCATCGCCCTGCCCATCATTAGCGGTTCTACCTATTTCAACAATTTTTTTTGGCATATTAAATCAGCATTACACTTATTTTTCTTTATTTTTTTCTTCTAACTTTTGTTCTTCAACTATCTTATTAAAAAATTGAATTAATTGTATACCATATTTAGTAGGCATTTCTTGAATAAACAAGTTTAATTCTTTTAATTTTTCTTCACTTAAAATTAGCATAATATTATTTTAAAGTATTTGTAAATACTATATCTGAATTTAACGCTTTTAATTTAGCAATATAATTATCAGTTAATTCGATTAAAATATTTCCGTTAAAATCAGTATCTTCTTGTAAATTTTCCATAAGTATATTTTTTGCTTCATCATATAGAAATGATTTTACATATCCTTGTGGAACTTGTGTATCATCTATAAATTTTTGCATTAAGATAGCAGTATAATTAACTGATAGTAATTCAACTTTTTTAGATGTTTGAGTATCTTCTGAAAGACTTAAAAAAGATTTTTTGTTTAATTGTATCATTTTATTTATTTATTTAATTGTTTATTTATTAAGCACTTGTTATTGTTTGCCAAGCAGATGCAGTTCTTACACATAGTTTTCCTAATGTAGTATCGTAAATCACCAAACCTGCGGCAGGTGATACTATTGCATTTTTTTGTGTTGTTGTCATTCTTGGAAATAAAATACCTTTTGTAGTAGATTGAACATCTAATTTTGCGGAAGCGTCAGGAGTAACTCCGCCTACAGTCAGACCTTGAACATCAATTCTCACACTATTTACATCAACATATATGGGTGAATTGCCCATACCCGACATATTTTTTACAGGTATGCTTCCCGGAGATAAATTGCCATATAATAATTCTTGTCCTGCAAAACTAATAGTATAAAATGCAGGATTCATTTGTAAAGGGCCAAATTGGTAATCATACGTTGAAGGATTATATGAAGCTAAATTACCACTTGCTGCGCTTCTAATACTTTCTTGTGATGCACCACCGCCATCAATTTTTATCTGAAAACCTGCTGAAGTGTCTCTTACCTCTAATTTAGCAGAAGGAGTAGGCGTACCAATACCTACATTACCACTATTAGTAATACGCATTCTTTCGCTACTTGAATCAGAAGGCGAAATAACAAAAGCAGTTGGTGATGTATAAAAAGCTATCGCATCAGAAAAAGAACCTATAGAAGCATCAGAAATAAAACCTATTTTAGAAGTAATATTTGCAGGTGTTGAATCATTCAATCCGTGACCTATAAAATAATTGTTATTTGCTGAAAGTGCCGCATTTGTACCTATATTATATAAAGCAGTTGTTCCGTATAAATTTAGTCTAAAATTTGGCGTTGTTGTTCCAATACCTAAATTTGTACCTATTCCAACTATATTAGAACTTAATTGTAAAGGGCTTTGATTTCCCATACCATCAGTAACAGCTACAACTGTAGTAGTTAATTGTGTATTTATTGTAGTTCCTAAATTTAAAATACCTTTGTAATTTGTGCCTATATTAGCACCTAATAAATTTGCCATTTTTTATATTTTTATTTAATTAATTATCCCCAATTATCTGTTGTAGCTTCGCCCCAATTTTTTGATGTAGCAGTTCCCCATAAACTCGCAACAAAACCAATAATATCAGTTTCAGATGTATAACTACTATAATAAGATTTACCCCAATTTATAGCATTATTAATTACACCTTTACCCCAACCTATTGAATTATTTAAAGTACCTTTACCCCAACCTATATTATTTGCCATTTTTTAATTTATTTAAAAAGATTTCTAATTTCTTTACATTAGTTTCTTTTGGTTTATACGTTTCTTTTATAGTACCCATCCTGTAAAATTTGCATCTTTATCAGGATATACATCTGCATTTGAATTTAGATTATATTCAGGAAATAAAGATTGGTTAAAAGTCATATAGTCAATAAATCTATTTGTGTAGCTTTGTGCTGTATCACGTGATTTTTCAATTAAATAATCTATTTCTGTTTTATCTACTACTGTACTATTTTCAGAATTATGTTTAAATACACCTTTCTCGCTTATTTTAATAGATGCATAAGGCAAAAATTCTACCATAGTCCAATGTACCACCATCATTTTAATATAATCGCTTAAAAGCGTTGTATATGGACTTGCTAAATTACCTGCTACAATTCCATCGTTAATTTTATTATATAATTTAGTACCTAAATAATTTTGTATGTGAACCTGTTGTGCTTGAAAAATATATTGTGTATATGTATCAGGGTCAACATTACCATTTAAAATAGTATATTTAACTAAATCGTTTGTTGTTATAAATAATGCTTTTGCCATTTGTTATTAATTATTTAGGTAAAAATCCTTGATTAGGCATATTAATTGGTTTTTGATATACTAATGGATTGTTAGTTGGTAATATTTCACCTTCTTTTCTTGCTTTTGCAGGGCTAATTTCTTCTGCATTAGGGTTGTTTACATCAGCACGTTTTCTGTATGTTTCACGAGTCCAAAAATGATGACAAGCACCTCCGCCTTTATATAAAAATACATCGTAATTATCAGCACCTTCAGGACCCCAACCTGCATTAACAGCACTTAAACTCATTCTTTGTATATCTTCTTTGCGATATAATTTATCTGCATTTAACATTTTTTTACAAAATGGTCTACTATTATTTGATATTGTACCACTATATCTGTAACGTGATTTAAATAATTCGCCATCTTGCTCACTTCTTGCATTAGGATTAGCAACGCCTGTACTTACAAAGTTCCAAATTTTACTTAATGTAGATTGTTTAGGGTTGTTTAATGCTTCAAGTTCTTTATCTAATATTTCTTCTTCATTATAATCAACTTGGCGTGAATCAATTAATTCCCATTCGTTTAAATCTATATCTTCACCAAAAGAATCTAAATCAATATCATCTAAATGCTTTGACATTTTAACACCTGTTTCTTCTTCTTTTGTTTGTGCATCTAAACCTGCAGTTTCAACAAATTCTAATGGTTGTATTGTTTTAAAATATAATTTTAATGAAATACTATTAACAGCTAATATTTCATCAATAGCATCGATTATTTCAAGTTGATATGGCTTAATAACTATATTATCAAATAATAAAGTAGCGGTTTTAATTTCATCTGCATTATTACCTAAACCACCATCACCCGTTCTGATTCCTAAAAGCATTGGTGAAGTAACCCTATGACCTACAATTAATTTATCAAAACATTCTTTAGATAAATATTCGTAATGAGCGGGTGCATCGTTTAATGGTAAATCTTCAACTGTAGTTTTACTTTCTGCATTAGCGTTAAAAGCAATAATAACTTTTTCACCTCTTGCACCTGTTAATTTACCCATTACATCACGCTTCATTTTATCACGCATTTCCTCTGAAGGAATACCATTATTGAAGTTAATTACCTTTGTACCACTGAATCCGTTTTGTACATCGTTTATTTGATAATCAGCAATATTTTCTTCTAATAAAGCATAAGGTAAAGAACCTGAATAATCTATTGGCGAGTAATAATCAAAACCTGATACATAAGGTTGAATAACATAAATTTCAACTTCATTTCCGTTACCAAAACCAAAAGCAGGAATACGTTTTACATCTTCACTTGGCTTCTTTTTAGTCCAATCGTGATGATAGTACCACGCTTCAATTTGCCCTTTATCATTACATTTTTCAGCACGTAAAGTTTGCATAGGAAAATGTAGAACTTGCTTAACTAAATTCTTTTCTTTTACTACCTGCATAGCAGCCATTCCTAATAACTTACGTTCTAAAGCTATTTTACGCAAATCTGAATCCTTAATAATAGATTTCATTTGTGCGTATTCATTTGGCTTTTTGTTAGAATCTAAAGCATCTAAACCTTTACCATAAATCATATTTGCAATACCTGTAATAATTGCACCATTGGTAGCAGAATATAAATATCTATCAATTAAATATTGAAAGTAATTATTATCACTTCCATATTCAATATAACTATTCTTTTTATTTTCCTGAATTACAGGGCTTGTATAAGCACTTAAATTTACTATTGATATATTACTCATAAATTATAAATTCGTTGTTTGTAACGTTTGCCACGTATTGATTTTGGTTTACTGTATATGTATCGTTTGCTTGGTTTGTACAAAAGATAATATCTTTGTAAACTATATTTGCACCATTTTTAATAGTTAAATTATAAAATGTATTTTCTTTTAAATCAAAAATAGTTGTAGTAGTTAAATAATAACTTGATAAAGCAAATGTAGCACTAATTGTAGTTTCTTCATTTGTAGTTTCATTTCTTAATACAATAGTTGTAGCACTCATAACTCTTGGTATAAATGTTAATGTTTGTGCTGTAGCTTGTTCTTTTAAAATTATCATAAACTATTTTTATATATTAATAATTTAAATTCAAAATTGTTTTAAAACAAATCT